GAGCCAGAACGAGAATCGTGCTTCGGGTCGAACAAACCCGGGTTGACGACGCATGCCCATAGTCAAGTTCCTAAAACTCCAGGGTAACAGCTCCTGGGGTATGGGTCTCTTCCTACCTGATCGTACGTATGCGCTGTACATTGCCTGGAACACTGGTAACCCTCCTGTTAGAGACAGACCACCTGTACCAACAGCATCCAACCACCCTTTAAAGATCTTGTCATTGTCAAAACATTTTAACATGACTGAATCTTTAGGGATGGCGGTGAGTGGGTTGCGGCACATGATCCAAGTCTCTCCGTCAAACACGGGATGGGTTTGGCAGAACTCAACCTGCTCAAACTCATCTACAGGCGCTTCAACCACCATGTTAAATCCCATGTCATTGAACCATTGCCCAAGGCCATTGGAAAACCTGGCTAGATCACGCCGTTCCATAAAAACAACGCAATCATCACCATTATTAGCCAACGCTCCTTCCACCCCCCTAGCATCTAAGTAAGCGCGAATCATCGAACACATCAGAACGCAATTGCCCAATGAAGTATTCATATCGCCACTCATCCTAGTGCCTTCAATGACGTACTTGACGTCACCGTCGGGAGTGCTACCAAAACAATGATTCACGAGTTGATAGCTAAGCAATTTTGCCAAGCGATCACGATGCTTGCCATGAAAGCAATTGACATAAATATCATGCTCCCACTTTAATGCATCACTCGATACATGTTGATCAAAGCGTGAGGCGTCTAAACCCACAGCCACAGGATCATTAAAATGATCCCACTTTGCACGGAGCGCGCGGGCTGATGCCTCAGCATTTAACCCCTTCATAACTGTAGGGGCCTGATCTGGAAATAACCTTGATAGTGATTTAAAAATTCTGTGTTCTAAAGGCGATAAATACCTCCCCACCTTGATATTGAACCGAGGATTTCGTGGGGAGATGACCCGAGGCACAGGGTCCATCTTTGTTGTACGATCAGTCTTCTCAAACTTGATGAAAGCTTTCACTGAAGCATCTTCCTCTGGAGTAAACCGCCCCGCACGGATTTCATCCAGAGCTCGTTGGTAAGCAACCTTCTTGCGGCCCGAGTAGCCATCAACAAACTGTTGGTGGGAACATGGGGCGGTCGAGGGAAGATATTTTAACAACTTTTGTCTAACCGAACTTAATCGGCTGGAAAAGACACCGGGTGACGGGCGAGGGGGGGCACAGAACCCACCCTGGCCGTCTTTAACTAAAAAGACCCTCTCAGTTACAGCTCTCAACAACGTGTTGAGGCTATTATTGAATGGCACAATGTCAACATCAGGGGCAACGCCAGCCACTCGTACGTAGCGCCGCTCCTTGGGGGTACCCAATGCCGTTCTCCACTGCAAGCGGTCCAGTCTCTGAGAATCTTCCCCAGGCCACCCAAAATGCACTGTCTGCCAATCAGCAGTCATTACATATGGTATGGCCTTGGTATCACCGCAACCTGAACCAGTGGACGGCACTGGGCCCCCCTATTCGAGCATAATGCCGTCCGGGACATCATCCCGGACCAGCATAAATGCCTTCCCAAAAAGTCCGCCAAGCAGGCCCTTCGGGTCGACACGTTTCTGCCATGTTCTAGTAGCGCAGGCAATTTTCATTGCTCTGAACTCATTAGTAGGCACAAATGACAAAAACAATGCCCGATCGATGGCAATGTTCCGATCAACAACACGCAAGTCCTTATACTCTGGCTCACTGAGCAGTTTTGCCAACCACTTCCTAGTTACCAGCACATTAGCCTCAGTCATTGGTCGTGCGCCGAATTTATTATATGCAAGGTGCGCGAGTGCAGAGGAGAAGTTGGTACGCTTTCCCTTCTTCAACACCTTCTTCGTTTTAACGACACGTTCCAATTTAACTTGCTGTCCTTGAACGACCACTGCTTTTGAGAATGTATGCTCATGGGTTTCAACATAATCAAGTGGATCATTGGCTTCCACATCGAGTGAGCGCACAGCGTCAGTGACGAACGTATCAACGTTCAAGTCACCAAACAGCGTACGCCTAAGCCACTCCATGCCCCACTTGGTGATGACACAAGTGGGCGGTGCTAGTGGTTTCACAACGCGCGCGTCATAGAAACCATCCAACAACGTCATAGCCTCCACGGCAGACATCTCAAACTCAACCTTTCCCACGTCATCTTTGTGGTCGAGTTGCGCCAGTCTCAATTGAGGTGTTTCATCACAAACAACCCCATTCTCGTCGACATCGAACCCGTACCACTCAGCCTGTGCAGAAGTGGAAACAGCCATTGCCCTTTTGCTAGAAGTTACAATTTATCCCCTGGGAATACAGGTAGACCTAGCCTTCAAACCCGCTATGCGAGAGACAATTCCTACGGTGGGCACCGCAACTCTCAATCCTGG